TTAATTAATATGGCAAGTACACCTAATATAGGAGTTAAAAGTAAAGATGATAATAACATTGTATAAAACAATAAAAACAAATACCTCTAATTCGTATAGAATGATAATGTACCAGCTATACATTTTTAAAAACACACCGTATATAAAGTAAGGTAATAAACTCTTTTCTGCAATATGGCATATAACTTATGCCATATAACGAATGCTAGCTTTTATAAAGCTATCACTCCACAAATTTTTTATAGACATACATTTTTTCCTTAGTTTTTTTTAACATATGATATATGTAAAAAAAAAATAAGAATATGTAATGAGTATAACCTTTATACTTTATATTATAATTATGGGGGCTTTATGAAAAATAGGTTCATCTTCTCCTCCCTCTAATTGCTGTGTAAATATAAATATACAGTGCAATTTTCCAGTTAATATCGATTTATTTACTGGGATATGTTATACTATCTGGTAAGGTGTTACCTTTCATAACAAGTTAACGGTAAAATAACCATTATTTTATAAAAATTTAGAGAGAGTTATTACATAGATTTTATCCTACTAATGTTCTAGTATTTTATTTATTACATTACTAGTAATATTTTATTTATTACATTAATAATATTTTATTTATNGTAAAGATAAATTAGATGAACTAGAAGATATAATTAATAAATATGGTAATACTGCGGGTAGTGGTAATAAGAGTTCTTATGATATGGTATTTTATAACCTAACAGACGATGAATCTTACAAAGTACATTTATCTCCACAAGGTTTTAAGATAGAACGTTCAAGTGAACAATCTTTATTATATAGATATCAAATTTCTTTAGTTATCTTAGGAGATGCAGGAGAGCCTGATTTTGATACAATAGATTCTTCTAATATCGGAAATAATAATAAGAGTTCTGGACATACAAGTGATAGATATATACAAGACCAAACAAGAGAAGAAGAAGAGCAAAAAGCTAGAAATAAACAAGCTATGGATACAATAGATAGAGCTAGAGGAAATGGTTCAACTACACCAGAAGGAGTAGGCTCATTAGGTATAGATAGTAAAGGAAGAACAATATATAATCCAAGAGTAAATACAAATGGTTTAGAGGGTTCTTTAAGTAATATGTCCCTAGCTATTGGTTATGGATTAGGAGGATTTTAATGAATCAAATTATACCACAACCACCTGAATTAGTTAAATTTTTAACAAGTATAGAAGTTAAGAATAGCTTCTTAAGCACGAATATGTTAGATGACGAGTTAGATTTTATTTCTTTTTACTATACACCTAATTTACACATTAGTTTATTAGCAGAGGAAAACTTAAAATATTTAAAAAATGGTAATGTACAACTTACTTCTCATGATTTAGGGGAAAATAGTTTTGTAAGCAGAATTATAAAATCAGGATTAAAAAGGCAAAATTCTAAAGTTTATCGTTTAATGCAACTGATTGTTTTAGAAGTATATTCTACAATCAATACTTTAACAGAAAACCCAGGAAATGTAAAACTTTTAACTGAAAAGGATTTAAATACTCTAAGTGATAACATTAACTATGTGTGTGATTACTTAGGTGAAAGTGATGATTATAATAGTCTTATACAAGACTTAAGAAATATAAGTTTAGATATAGATTATATAAAATTACAATTACCGTTAATTAAGAAAGAATATGGTGTATAAAATCAGTTCAAATAAATTGTAAAAAACAAATAAATACTTGTCTTTTTTTTTCTAACTTATGTTATACTATAAATAAGAAAGGAACTGAGACATGAGATTAAGAAAACATTATATACAATATGGAGAGACGTTACAAAGCATTTCGCAATCTTATTTTGATACACCAGAACATTGGTTAGATTTAATTGAACATAATAATTTAAAATATCCGTACATTGTAGATACTGATGAAGAAAAACAAAAAAGACCTGAAGAGTTAGTCACTTATGGTGATTACATAATCATACCTATACAAGGTGACTTACAAAACATTCAGGCACAAGAAATTAATAAAAGAGATAGAGATAAAATTGTTGAATTATCTTTAGGAAGAGACTTAAATATTACGAATGATGACATGAAAATAAGTGGTACAAGTGATGAAATACTTTCTCTTAAAGATAACGGACATAGAGATTTAGACACCGTAAGAGGTATAGAGAATTTAAAACAACAATTACAAACCAGAATGTTAACTAGGAGAGGTTCTTTATTACTACATCCTAACTACGGTTCTGATTTACACAAATTATTTGAATTGAATACACCTGAACAAGGAATGAAGATACAAAATGAAATTAACAGAACGTTACTAGAAGATTCAAGAGTTACTGAAGTAGACTTGAATAGCTGGGTTATTGATGGTAACTTATTCAGAGGAGAATTTTCTGTTAGTATTATATCAGTAGACCAATCCTTAAACTTTGTTCTTGGAGCAGATGATAGTGGTGTATTCGCTATTTTTGAGTAGGGGGATAATATGAAGACAAGAAAGTTATCTGAAATACTAACACGTATGATAGATAAAGTAATGATTGGTACTGACCGAGTAACAGATTTTTCACCAGGTTCGGCAATCCGTTCATTACTAGAAGCTGTATCTTTAGAGATAGAGCAATTTTATATTTTAACAAAAGAAAATATTGAGTGGGGTATCGCAGAAGGAACAACAGAAGCTTTTGATTTTGAAAGAAAAAAGAATCGTAAAGCATATGGTGATGTTACTTTAAGAATGTATAACCCTTTAGAACAAAGATATTATATACCTAGAGGAACAATATTTACCTCTAGTAATAATCAATTCAGTCAGCAATATGAAACTCTTGTAGACTACTATATAGAGCAAGGTTCAACTGAAGCTGAAATTGAAGTTTATTGTTTAGAAGCAGGAACTTATGGAAATATACCTGAACATATTATTGATAGTATGTCAAGTGCAAGCTCAGTAATTAAAGAAGTAGATAATGAAACCTCATTTAATACAGGACAAGATTTAGAAAGTTTAGAAGACTTAAAAGAAAGATTCCATTTATTTATTGAATCTAGAGGGAGAGCTACAAACAAAGCAATTCAATATGGTACGTTAAATGTACCCGATGTTGAAGGTGTATATGTATATGAACAAGTAGGACGAGTTTTAGTTTACGCACATGACCGTAACGGTAACTTATCTAACACTATGGTTCAAGATATATATGAAAATATAGAAGACTATAGACCGAGCGGTATTAAATTAGATGTTCAACCTGTAGATAAAATAAGTGTAGATGTGAACGTTGATGTAGAAATCACAAACAAACAAAGAATTAATGATACACTTAAAGAACATATTGAGAACGTCATTAGAAACTATTTAAACGATTTTACTGTAAACAAAGATTTAATACTTGCTGACTTAACACAAGTCATTATGAATATTGATGATTCCTTAATTTATGACTTGAAATATAATATAAATAGTGATAATATTATAACAGACCCTCAAGAAATAATTCGTGCAGGGGAAATAAAAGTTAATCTAAAATAGAAAGGAGGTTAACCTTGAGTAACTTTCTAAAAAATTTACATCCATTATTAAAACGTAAGAAAAACCCAAAAGACAATAAAGACCCTCACTATGCAATTATTAATATGTTTAGTGAAGAGTTAGATAATTTAGAACAAGAAACAATTGATAGTAAAATACAATCTAGTTTAGGTACAGCTACAGGAAAGTACTTAGATATATACGGAGATTGGTATGGATTAGTTAGAAAGAAAAATGAACTTGATGATACTTATAGAGATAGGATTATCGAGTATGTACTCTTAAAAAGAGGAACAAACAATTCTATTATAGGAGCTATTAAAAGGTTTTTAGAAGACGAAGATGTTTATGTAGACATTTATGAGCCCTTTAAAAATATATTCTATACAAATAAATCTCATTTAAATGGAGAAGACCATTTGATGGGTGATTACTATAGATTTGCTATCATAGACATAACAATTGGTAAGACTTTTCCATTATCTATCATAGAAGAAATAAATAAATTTAAGCCAGCAGGTGTTAAAGTTTACTTTACGTATGATGGTAGTTATGATTTAGGTGAAGATAAAGCAGTAACTCAATTTTACCCTAAAGGGTTTCCTAAAGTTTCTACATACCAAGATGTAGATATATTTAGAGGTTATGGTAGAATTTTATATGGGCATTTAAATTTAGGTATTGCTAAAGTTAAAGATATTACAGAAGTCTTTAAAACAAATAATAGTTTAATTAATAGTTTAGATGTTCTTTCAGGTTCAGCTACAGTTGGAAGAGAATTTTATAACTATGTCTATAAAACACAAAATTCTTATGTTCCTGGAATGGGAGATTTTGTTACAACTA